AACCAGAAAGCTGCACCATCAATCTCAACGACAGCATTCTTACCTATCAGTCCACAGTTTGTACCGACCTGCTCCAGACCAAATGTGAAAGGTGCACCGATAAATTTCATTGTATATAGAGCATTATCAGTCCATACCAGGATAACCTCTTTGGCTTTTATGGCACCCATGATCTTTGTTCCGTCCTGCAATCTCAAAGTTCCTGCGGTATTTATCGCGGATGGTGCGTATGTATTTATATCCTCTTGATCCGAAAATCTTATAAACATATCATCCTGGGTTGTTGTCGTACCGATAGTTGTCTCTGTTCCAAGGTGAATCAAGTGTCTTGTTGTAGGTGAGACTAGTGTTACTCTGGATGCTGTTGGATTATTTGTTGTTGCAAAACCAGATGTTGATGTCGATGCTCTTGTTGTAAGTTTAGCTGCAATCGATGCATCCCATGTGAATGTCTTACCGTTTGCGATTGTTGCAATTAAAACCTGTCCAAAATTATCCAATGACCATAATCCAGGTTCAAGTGTTACCGTTGAGGCGTTGACCGCATTACCAAAACTTGTAAAATCTGTTGCGTTAGATACTGTATCGCCACTGTTATGAGCTTGTCCGTTTGATGTTCCAAACGTTGCTGTACCCAAGGCTCCTCTGGTGATACCTGTCAGATCATTTGAACTGATACCTGTGTAACTGATTAACTCATTGCCAACAGCTATCGTACCACCACCTGTTGGAAAACCGGTTGTTGATGTTAACGTGACAGTGGACCCTCCGCCCGTTCCTGTAGTGTTTGCGCCCAACGATCCGTTTAAAGTTGTCGTGGTAACACCAGTTACAGTTCCACCATAATTACCAATACCGAATCCATAACCGTAAGACTGAGCGGAGGGCCCGACCTTCTCATATGGTTTTAGATTAATACTTCCACCAGATGCAGAATTAACTGTGCTGGTAAAAGTTATGGTAAATGTTTTAGAGGTTGGAACCGTAATAACCTGAAAAACTTTATCTTCAAAATCAGAATTAGATTTGCCCGTACCTGATGGCAGGGTCACATTGTCAAATAAAACTATATCACCTATCTCGAATCCATGATCGGCAGATGTCGTGATGGTGACTGTCGTGCTTCCTGACGATGTAAAAGTTGCGCTTGATATCGTGGATGCTAAAGGTGTAACATCATAAAATCTACCCTCAAAATATACTAGTAAAAATTTATCTGTTCCTATTCCAACATACCTATTACCTTCAAGATCAACAAACGAGTGTAGCTTTCTTGCGACACCCACAATAGATTCATTAACTAGAGATGACCAACCACCAACTTTTTCTGGTAGACCATATCTGAATCTAACATTATCGGAGTCGACCCAACGTTGCTCCGCACCTGCCTCTGTGCTTTGTTTGTCGATTCCTGGTTTGAATTTGAAATCAATAAGGGCCATGGTCCGTGCTCCTTATGCCGTGTTTGTCTTGAATGACCAGCCTCTTGTTGAATCTATAAATACCAAAGTCACGGCCTGTCCGTTAGTTGTCAGGTCCAGATTAGACGCTGATGAATTTATGTTAGAACCATTTCTAGCAACTATGACTTTGTTAGATCCAAAAGTGCCTCGTGCATCTATTATCACAATCTCCTCGCCAACACTAGGTGTTGCTGGTAGGGTTACCGTGATAGGGTTTGTTGTTGTATTCGCTAATATCTGATCGCCGTCTGTAGATGTATATGCTGTGATGGTTCCAGAGTCCAGAGTCACATAACCCTTGTTCTGCAGACCAAGACTAACATTTGTACCATCGGAATATATAAGCGATGTCGATCCTATCGGTAACACGACACCTGTTCCAGATACGGTCTTGACTGTTATCGTGCTAAGTGAGGACGATCCTCTTGTGGTCGCATCCTCGAATATGATTATTCTCTCTGACCCATCAGGTATTGTGATACTTCTATTACCACCCAGAGATCCTGTTAATTTTATGTATATATTTTTACCATTAGATGTAGCTCCCTGGTCCAATGCAAGTGCCAGATCACCAGATGCTAGAGCTGCTGTACTGAGATATCCTGTGGATAGCTGTTCTAATATCTGTAGATTTGTGTTTGTGATCGTTCCCCATAGACCAGACTTTTCACCTGTGGTGATCAGTTCTAGTTTTGAATTTGTAGAAAAAGTTGATGCCATATTAGTAAGGTTCTATCTCGACCCAAGTCTGACTTACACCTGGATCAATTTCACTCCATGTTATTGCCGAAGCATCATTGACTTTTATTTTTAAAGGCGATGCGTCAGGCGTTATATTTGCCTCACCGATTATACTAACAGACCCTGTGGCCATCGTCAATGCGTTTCCGGTTACATTTACAACAGCAGAGGCTTGTACAGTTACTGTTCCAGCCCCTATCTCAAATGCTATTCCACCAGGATTTACATTGGCATCTGCTTCGATGGTTACGTTTCCTGCATTGATTTTAAGAGCGTTACCCGTTACCTCAAATACAGAACCTGCTAAAGCTTGAGCCTGTCCAACAGATATCTCTATGGCATTACCGGATACGGTTACACTTACATTCGGATCGAATATGGATGTGGCTATCGGGACAGCTGATATCGAACTATGACCGAGCATCTATTATGCTCCTGTCAGTGCTTTTATCTCAGCGTCGGTTAATCCTAGATCTTTGAGTTTCTGTTTACCAGATGATTGTTTATTTAAAAAATCTGTTTCAAAATTCTTTAATTCTTGTATCTTTGCATTTACTTCATCTTCAGTTGGTTTTGTAATTGAACTGTCATGTACTATTATATTTTCGTAAGTCATTCTTTGATCATTAGGAATTTTATTTCCACTATCATCATGTGTTCTCCAACCAAACCATTGACCAGAGTGCATTTGTGCAAGTGCAAAATTTAACCATTCTTGTTCTGTCATTTTAATTCATCTCCTATGTATCTGCAAATTTAAAAAATGTCATAAATGTTCTATTGTTAGCACTATCTCCAGAACATGTTGCACCACTTGTTGTTGTATAAACTTGAAATTTTACTTTTTGATTTGCAGTATCTGTTATATCCAAAATTGTACTAATTTCTGTACACATACTGTAATTTGCACCATGATTATTACAACCATTAAAACCTTCTGCCAGTTGAGCGTAACTTGAATTATTTGTAGTAGCATCAATAGTTCCTCCAGCTTGTCTTATATCTCCATCGGAATTACCAAAATAATTTATGTTAAATTTTACAAACCAATGTCCAGTTGATGGAAAAGTAAATACACCAGAGCTTTGAGACATTCCTGTTCCTAAATATCCTTGTGGAGCTGTATCTACTCTTTCTAAATTTGTAGTTAAATAGCTAGAACCGTCAAAGCTAGTTGTTAATCTCCATTGATCTATTTCTGTAACTCCACCACCTTTAATTAATGAGTAATCAATTCTTTTTAATGTACCAGCATCTGATATTAAAAATTCATCTGTGTCTGCAGGTTGACTTGTTAAAGCTGTAGTACCAGAAATAATATTGTCATTTAATTTATCTGATGTTACTGCATCATCAGTTACTCCAGGTGTTATAATTCTAGTTATTGCCATAATTTAAACTCCTATTAATTTATATCCTGTAAATTCTGAATGCACTGTTCCACCTTGATAAGTTATTGCAGTTCCACCTGTATCATCTGCTTTTACAAAAACCTCAATGTAATCACTAGCTGATAAAACTAGAGTACAAGATATATCATAACTGAAATAATTAATTGAATTAAAAATTTTTGTTCCTGTTGCTCCAGAATAAATGTATCTTTTTGCTACTTCACTGTTATTTTTTCTTATAGCTATAACATATTGTGATTGATCTGATGCATCATAAAATCTTCCTCTAGCATAAAAAAAATATTTTCCACCTTCGCCACTTGGCACTGTGAATCTTTTGTTAGAAACATCATAAGCAGAATCTGTATCATAAGCTTCTGTGTCATAATTGGCTTTTGTATCAGTATTATCAGTTAGTTCTTGATTAGCATTCACATATGCAGAGAAAGCTGGAGTGTTGTCTCCACCTACAGCAGCACCATTGTTCTGTAAAGTCCCAACGATATTTGTCGTGTCACCAGATGCACCGATAGTAATTGTGTTACTATTCTCGTTGATAATGTTATTACCGTCTGTGTCCTGTATCGTGTCTGCTTTTAATATACTTGTCATTATGCTCCTATTAATTTATATCCCATAAAACTTGATCTTGTATCTGAACTTCCTGCTACAATAGGTGATCCAGATGTATCATCAACTTGTGCATATATCTCAATATAGTCTCCAGCAGATAAATCTAAAACTAACGAAGTTATACAAGTAAATTGATGACCAGGATTACTTCTACAATCAATTAGATTATAATCAATATCAGATCCATTTTTATACCATCTAAATTGTGCTGTATTAAATTCAGAATTTCCAACAGCTCCTAAATACATTTTTGTAAAAAGATAATACTTTCCTGCTTCACCACTTGGCACTGTAAATTTATTTGATGCAAAAGCACTATTTGTGTCATAGACCTCTGTATCCCAAGTAACTAATGTATTTGTATCATCTGAAAGAGTTTGATTAGATGATTTTCTAACTAAAAAAGCTGGAGTATTTTTCATAGAACTATTTAAAGTTATAGTTCCACTTGACATATCTAAAGTTGCACCACTAGGTACAGAAATAGTTTCTCCAGATTGACCAATAGTAATAGTACCTGATCCAGAGCTTGTTTCTATATTCGATACTTTTAATGTTCCATTTGCCATAATTTGTCCTATTCTACTAATCTAAATATTTCTAAAATTGTATATCTTGAAGTAGCTGCTGAAGCTCCATAAAAAGCTGGAGTACCACTATTAACATCAAGTTTTCCAAAAATTTCAATATAATCACCGACAGATAAATCTAATACTGCTCCACCAGAGAAATTACCACCATTTGAAAAACCAGTTCCAGGATAACCAAAAGTTTCAAATCTTCTAACTTGTCCACCATTTAAATAAATGTCAAGTATTCTAAGTCTTTCATCATTATTATTTCCATACATATAAACAGATGAATAAATAAAATATTTACCAGCTTTACCACTAGGAACTGTAAATCTATAAGTTGATGTATCAAAAGCACTATCTGTATCATAAAGTTCTGCGTTAAATGCTACTTTTGTAGAAACATTATCTGTAACTGTTTGGTTTGCATTTGAGTATGCAGATACTGCTGGAGTGTTAGCACCACCAAATCCTGTAGCTGTTCCAGAGTTTGCAATGGTTACTCCTGATGGTACATTGATTGTATCACCACTTACACCTAGAGTAATAGTGGTTGTGTTTGTACTTCCGACTTGTAGTGTCGAAGTTCCTGATACTGTATCAATAGTGTTTGTTTCTAACTTACTCATTATAAAATTACAAATGTACTCCCTGATGGTATAGTCACTGTTCCTGATACTGTAACA